CGATACTCAATAGGTGTGCTGCGAACCCAAATTTAACAGCAGAAGAAAGAGAGGCAATCTTAGAAGGATCTAATATATCTACTGCTGAAGAAGAAAATTACCTATCTACAAACGGTAAGGTATACGTTATAAAAGTAGTAACCAATCCTCAATCTCCTAGTATAGCACCACAGAGACAAGCAATAGCTTTTGACAACAGAGGAATAGCTGTACTACAGGGACCTTTATCGTTTGCTAGTAGCTCAGATATACTTATAAAAGAATTAAAATTTAGAATAGACAATCAACTTCCATAAACCAACTATTTATTAATATGAAACTAGATCAATTACGTAAAATAATAAGAGAAGAGGTAAGATCTGCTGTAAAGGAAGAGTTACAGGAAATGCTTAACGAAGCTGTAAAAGCAGCAAGTACTCCATCACCACAGGAATATAAGCAAGTTAAACAGAAAGACCTTAAGAGAACATGGTCAACAGGTAGAATGAACACCGGCACAATTCCTTTAGAAGAAATGCTAAACATGACTAAAAGCGAAATGACTAGCGATGACTATAGAAATGTTATTAACGCTAACTCATCAATGGTTAAAAAACCTAACTTTGCTTCTAACATAGCATCTGATATGGGGCTAGGTCAAAATGCAGGACCAGCACCAGGTATAGATATAAGTAAACTAGACTTCGTAAGTAAAGCTAAAGCTATATACGATAAGTCAAATGAAATCCAAGCTAAAGGTCAAGTAAGAGTATAATGGCTATAAGCACTAAAAAGATAAACCCGTTAGATAGACAGCCTAGAAAAGCAGTAGGTATTGATATACCATTCTCTGCACCAGCTGTTTTTAACTCTACGTTTCAAACTAAAGATGCTTTAAAGGTTAATTTAATCAACTTTTTACTTACTAACAGAGGAGAAAGACCTTTAAACCCTAATTTTGGAGGAGGTATAAGAGAAATGCTTTTTGAAAATATAAATCAAGAAAGGATAGACGATATAAAAGAGAATATTTCTTCAAGTATTACTAGATTTTTTCCTAACATAAAACCAACAGTAATAAAAGTAGGATCAGAACCCGATACTAATCTTATTACTTTTTTTCTGAAATATGCAATAGCTGATCAGAATATAGAAGACGAAATTTTAATTAACATACAATAATGGCAGTATCAAGAGACATAAAATACGTAAGTAGAGAGTTTAGCGATTTTCGTAGTCAGCTTATAGAGTTTGCTAAAAACTACTTTCCTGACTCTTATAACGACTTCTCTCCTACTTCTCCCGGCATGATGTTTATAGAAATGGCTTCATATGTAGGTGACGTACTCTCTTTTTATCAAGATACTCAACTACAAGAAACTTTTTTAACTCATGCTAAGGACCCTAAAAACCTATTTAACCTAGCATATATGATGGGCTACAGGCCTAAAGTAACAGGAACATCTGAAGTAATGTTAACAATTACCCAAGCTGTAGACGATACAGGAGGTTTGCCTGATTTTACTCAAGCTAAAACCATACCTGCAAACTTTAGATATGAATCATCAGATGGATCTAAAACTAGATTCTTTTGCCCCGAAGCTGTTAACTTTAACTTTAGTAGTTCTTTTAACCCTACTGATATTACAGTTACAGGAGTAGACGGATCAAATCAACCTACAGGTTACCTTTTATCTAAAAAAGTAAAAGCAATTTCAGGTAAAAGAGAAACTAAAGAATTTGTTATTGGTTCGGCAGAAAAATTTAGAACTATTACTTTATCGGATGAAAACATAATACAGGTATTAAGCATTACAGACGATGACGGAAAAGAGTATCTCGAAGTACCTTTTTTAGGACAAGATACAGTGTTCTTAGACGAACAAAATACAGCATCTGATTCTAATCAAGTACCATTTGTATTAGCGCTAAAAAAAGCTCCTAGAAGATTTGTTACTAGGTTTAGATCAAATGGTAATTTAGATATACAATTTGGTGCAGGTACACTTTCAGATGACGATTCAGTAATACTACCAGATGCATCTACAATAGGTAATGTTACTAATCAAGGCTCATTAAACTACAACGGCTCTGGATCTCTAGTTACATCTTACGATCCCACTAACTTTACATATAGTAAATCATACGGTATAGCACCCGCCAACACTACCCTTACAATTACATATTTAAAAGGAGGAGGAATATCAGCTAATGTACCAGCTAATACCATTACGACTACTATAGATACACTTCCAACCGGTACCTTTACAATTAACAACAGTGAACCAGCATCTGGTGGTAGAGATGGAGATACAGTAGAAGAGTTAAGAGAGAATGCTTTGAGGTCATTCAATGAACAAGGAAGAGCTGTAACACTACAAGACTATACAGTAAGAGCATTATCCCTACCTAGTAAGTTTGGTAGCGTTGCTAAAGTTTATGTAGCACAAGACCAGCTTACTAATACTAATTTAACTGACAGTATAGTAGATAATAATCCACTAGCATTGGCACTTTATGTACTAGGTTATGATAATAATCAAAACCTAATAACTGCTTCTGATAACTTAAAAGCAAACTTAAAGACCTATCTAGCTGAATTTATGTTAGTAACCGATAGTATAAATATAAAAGATGCTTTCGTAGTAAATATTGGAGTTAATTACGATATAAAAATAAGACCAAATTACTCTAGTAGAGATGTAATTTTTAACTGTAACGTAGAATTGCAAGATTATTTTAAAGTATCTAAAAGAAGTATAAATCAACCAATAAATTTATCTGAAATAGCAGTTATGTTAGATAAGGTAAAAGGGGTACAAACAGTACAAAAAATAGAAATAATTAATCTAAACGGAGGTAACTATTCTACATATGGGTACGATGTAAAAGGAGCTACTAAGAATAATATAGTTTACCCTTCTTTAGATCCTTGTATATTTGAAGTTAAGTTTCCTAACGAAGATATTAAAGGTAGATCAATAATATAAGACATGGCAGTATATAAAATATTTCCCGATAAAGATTCATTCTTATTTACAGAAGTACCTTCCGGTAATTCAGGGTACGATGAAATGATAGAGATAGGAGCTTACCCTATACAGGAAGTAGGCCAAACAACTAGAACAGTAGTACACTTTAAAGACACTGAGATTACTAACGTAGTAAATAATAAAATAGGAAGTGCTAACTCTAGCTTATGGTCTGCAAGTATAGATCTTAATGTAGCTTCAGCATATGAAGTACCAGCATCTCATTCAGTAGAATGCTTTCCTTTAGCTCAACACTTTGATGGCGGAGTAGGAAAGTATCATGATGATATTAACACAGGTTCAGCTGATAAATCTGGTGTTAGTTGGAGATATACTAAAGCGCAAAGTCAAGTACCTTGGTTACTACAAGGAGGCTTTCCAGCAGGAGTTACCGGCTCGTATAACGCTACCTATCAAGGTGGTGGAGCTTGGTATACCGGATCACTAGGTGTTAATTTAGAGTCAACTCAAAACTTTGAAACGAACGATGATCTTGATATAAGAATGGATGTTACTAATGCTGTAAAACTTCATTATAGCGGTACTCTATCTAATAACGGATTTATTTTAAAGTTTGAAGATGGTATAGAATTTAATACAAGTGCATCCATAAGAACTAAATACTACAGTGCTAACACTAATACTATATACCCTCCGTCCTTAACATTTACTTGGGATGATCAAAGCTATGTAACAGGAAGCTTAAGCGTATTAGATGACCCAACAGCTCATGTTAAGATTACAAACAATATAGGAAGATACCCAGATGTAGGTAAACAAAGATTTAGATTATTATCTAGACCTAAATACCCTACTAGAACTTTCACTACAAGTAGTATATATAGAACTAACTATGCGTTAAATAGCGGTTCTGTGTACGCTTTAAAGGATGAATATACAGAAGAATTAGTTATACCTTTTAATGAGAGATATACGAAAATTAGCTGCGACAGTACAGGACCTTTCTTCGATTTATATTTAGATGGACTACAACCAGAAAGGTATTATAGGATATTAGTACGCTCTGAAATAGATGGAACAACTTGTACTTTTGATGATGCTAACATGTTTAAAGTAGTAAGAAATGCATAACGTAAGGTTAAATAAGAAAGTATTCAAAAAAGAAGAATTAGAAAAGTCTATAGATAGCTCTTTTAAGACATTTGTAGATACGGTTGAAGTAGATAATGATACAGTAGCAGAATTTTTTAGACTATACGATAAGTTATTTTATGAAATACCTGCTGAAGGTCCTTCTAATACTCATGAATTTTTAATAAGAGAAAGCTCTAAATTAGTTCAGCTAGAAAAAGATGATACTGAAATACAGCCTCTACTTGATGAAATTACTACTCTAAGAACTAGATTATTA